TCAAGCATTGGCAAAATTAGTAGGATTAGATTCTGCGTTATTTAAACAAATTTTCGGTATAGAAGATAAACAATTAGATGCTTATGATCCATATCATACGTCTGATGCTAAAGCTGAAGATTTTTGGAGCAAATCATCACCATATTTTTTTGATGGAAAAGAAATACAAGCTAATTATGACGAAGATACTAACACATTTAAAAGAAATTTATATTCTGAATTTGGATTTAGACAAAATGATTTTTGGTATGAAGATCCATTTATTCCATCATTTGAATTATTTTTTGATGAGAATTCGCCGCTTTTTGATAATACAAATTCAACAAATTCATTATATAATTTTATACAAAAATATTTACAAATTGATCCAGCAGGATATGGTGATAGAGAAAGATTGTGGTGGGAATTTAGAAATATTTTTTTCAAAATATTTGAAACAGATTTACACAGAAACTCAAATAGAAACATAAAAAACAAAGCTTATTATATTACTAAAATAGCAGGACTTCAGAACTTAAATAAAAAAATGATCAAATATGGTCCTCCAGATGGTGATAAAATTACAGTTACATTAAATGAAGATGTTGCTATGATCGCATGGTATTTAGCAGAATTATATAAAAATATAATTTATAGTTATAAAAACCAGAGATACACAATGCCAGAAAATGTAATAAGATTTGATATGACAATAAAAATCAATGATATGAGAATATTTCAAATACCACAAAGTAATAATCAAAGTTCACAAAATGTACCAGTTGATACTAACTATCTTTTAAATCAAGAAATAACATACGCACTATCACCAAAATCTGAAATAGTATATACTCTATATGATTGCACATTTGATTTTTTTCAATCTAAAAATTATGGTGACGAATTAGAAATAGGTGGATATGGAGCATCACAATCTTATACTCCACAAACTTTATCATTTGACATTTATTATAAATCAGTATCTCATTATAGTGAATTTCCATTAATAGACAATAATATTTCTATAACACCTTGGGGTGATACATTATATGATGATACAGGTCAAATTGGTGCCGATGGCACAAAACAAAATCTATATGATAATTTAGATCGTATTCAACAAAATCCAGCCAATACGGCACCACAAAGTTTTCTAAATTCTCTATTAGGTAAAGCTGCTCAAACTGTTGTAAATACTGCCGCAAGTTATGCTGATAGTCTTGAAACAAAATTAAGAACAATTAGAGGAAGTGCAGTAAATAGTTTATTATCACAAATGAATAAAATAACAGGTATTAATAAAATAGAACCCGATAATGTATATAGTGCAAATTTCAATAATCGCACAAGTTTATCAAATTTAGGAAGTTCATTAGCATCTGGTTTATTGACAGACTTACAAGATGTACTTAGAAATGCAGCTAATTTTTAAAAAGTAAATATATTAAATGGAATTATCAAGAGATTTTTATGTTGGTGTAGTTGAGCAAAATGTAGATCCTATGCGAAAAGGTAGAATTAAAGTAAGGGTGCAAACTCTTTATCATACAATATCAATTGATGATATACCTTGGGCATATCCATTTGCTGGAATAGCAGGAAAAGAATTTCAAGTTCCAGCAATAGGCAAATTAGTAAATATACTATTTTTTTCAGATGACTTATATTCACCATATTACATATATTCTGAAAATTACAATATAAATCTTCAAAATAAAATGAACACATTAAATGATGATGATTATGTAGATTTTGGAGCTATATTATTTGATGAAATAACACAGATATATGTAAAGCATAAAGAATTAACAATTGATTTATTAATAAATAAAATAACAATTGATGAAAATACGCATTCTATGAATTTAGAATTAAAAGATAGTTTACAAATACTAAATTTAGGTAGTAGAACTTTAGGTAAAGTAGGTGTAGACCAGCAAGTTGTATTAGGAACAAGTTATTTTAAATGGATGGATAATTTTATGTTAGAATTGTCAAATCCCATGTCATTAATTGGAAATTCAGGTGCACCAATAATTAAAAGTCCAACATTATTAAATATAATTTCACAATATTTTTTATTACGACCAAACTTTTTATCTAATAATGTTTTTGTTGTTGATAATGGAGCAATTACAATATTAAAAAGAGATTCAACAACTGATAATAGAAAAAATGATGTTGATTTAATATTACCACCAGAAGTAGATGCTTTAGATTTTCAAGTATTAGCTGGAAATATTGCCACAATGAACAACACATCTTGTGGAGCAATACAAAGTGCAAACCCATCAACAATTATACCAATGGCTGAAAATTTACCTAATGCACCAAACCAACTTAATGGTTTACCTGGTCCATCAAGTTATGATTTAAATCAAATTTGGGATCCAGCATCAAGAGCTATTGTAGCACAATTACATCCAGATATAATACCTTATGTTATTAAATTTTTAAATAAAGCCAAAGGTATGGGTATTACATTAAGAATAAATAGTGGACTCAGAACTTTTGCACAACAACAAACATTAATAAGCAATTATGCAGCAAACCCAGATTCCAGTACCAATGGAGGAATAGTTGCACAACCAGCAGCAGTTGGAAGTAGTATGCACAATTATGGATTAGCAATTGATGTTTCACCAATTACACCACCAGATTGGCAAACAATTGGAGCAATTGGTACATCTATTGGATTTAGATGGGGCGGTGGATTCACCCCACCTGACTTAGTACATTTTGATATGAGTTTTGGATATTCTGCATTACAATTAAAAAATAAGATTTTAGCAGGTGATACAAGTAACGGTTATGCCAATTTAAATGCTGGACAACCAGTACAACAATTATTAGCAACAAATTATCAATATAACGGTTCAAATTATTCATTTACAAATAATACAACACCTTGTGTTACATCAGACACTACACAAAAAGTTGCTGCAAATCCAACAACACAAGCAAATTCAACTAATACACCATTAGGAAATATAACAACATCAAACAACTACATTGAAATAAATGGTCCAGATATAGAATTCTATCAAGCATTATTAACTAGATTAGGAGCGCCAATAACTAACGAAAATTTAACCTTTCTTTATGCATGGAGACAATCAGAAGGCAAATTGGGTAATTATAATCCATTTAATACCACATACAAAGAACCAGGGTCAGTCTCAGTAAATTCTGTTGATGTACAAAGTTATCTAACTGAACAAGATGGATTAAATGCTACGGTATCATCACTAACAAGTTCAAAATATGATTATAGCTGTATTGTTAATGGATTAAGAAATAATATTGGTGCAATAGCAATTGGATCTTGTTCATCATTATCAACATGGGGCACAAATTCATCATTAATATCAAGAGTTATTGCTAGTTATACTGCGAATCCATCAAAAATTGCAATTCAAGTTCCGCCTTTAGCATAATCAAACTTTTTTATAACTTTTTTATATAAAACATAAAATAATTTATATAAATGGAGTTATTTAAAAATAAGAAAATCTTGATTATAGGAGATGTTATGTTAGATTCATATCTTTTTGGCAATGTTGAAAGAATTTCACCAGAAGCACCAGTACCAATTGTTGATATTACAAATAAGCAAAATAAATTAGGTGGTGCGGCAAACGTAGCAACCAACATAGAAAATCTTGGCGGAACATCTATACTATGTACAATAATAGGTAAAGATAATAATAGTGACATTTTTTTATCTTTATTAAAAAAAGCAGGATTAACAAATTCTTATATTCTTCAAACACACAATAGAATAACAACAAACAAAACTAGGATAATTGGTAATAATCATCAAATGCTACGAGTTGATGAAGAATTAAAAACAGAATTATTATTAGATGACCAATATAATTTTCTATGTTTAGTTGATGATGTATTTGATCACGAAAAAATTGATTGTGTAATATTTGAAGATTACGATAAAGGTGTACTAAATAAAGATGTAATAACAACAGTAATAAATAAAGCACAAGAATTAAATATACCAATTTTAGTAGATCCTAAGAAAAAGAATTTTTCACATTATAAAAATATCACTCTCTTTAAGCCAAATCTCAAAGAATTTAAAGAAAGTATAGGATCTTCATTAGAAGAAGGCTCAAAAATATTACATGA